CTTCAATTGAAAAAGTGCATCAGTAAACTTATCAATCTTAGTTGTAGTTTCAGTGAGTTTGACTTGTTTTAGATCTCCTGTGATTTCTTGATTGCACGTAGGGCAAGTTTCATTACTACTAAAAAACTTTTGCTCCTTGGTCAGTTCATCAATTTTACTAGAAAACTTAATGTTATACTCACGTAATTTACTAACCTTATCATCAAGATCCGAATACTCATCAACCTTTTCGTTTAGAGAATCAAGTTGAGACATGTAACTTTTAACTTGTTCTTTCCTAAGTCGAATGTTTTCTTCTAGAACTGAGATGACATTCTCTTTCTCTTCTTTGTTCTGCTCACTCTGATCTTTGAGATTCTGGATGTACTTACGTTGCACATCCACTTTCTCTTTCAAAATAGAAATAGAATAATCAATATTAGATACTGCTTCTTTATTCTCCTTAACTCTTTCTTTGAGGATTGTATTCATTGTAGAGAAAATTCTGATATCAAGGATATCCTCAATAACTTCTCTTCGACCAGCAGCAGGTAACTGCATGAAAGGAACAAAGGTAGAAGAACCAAGAACAACAATCTGAGTGAACGACTTGTAGTTGAGTTTCAAAACATTTTGCTCTAACCATTTCTGTTGGTCAGCGGCAGCAGCAGTTTGATCTAACTGCACTCCATTTTTAAAGATTTCAAAAATGTTTGGTTTCATGCCACGGTTAATTTTCCATTCTGTCTTCCCAATAGCAAACTCAATCTCCACTCTACAATCTGCAAGATTGATAGAATTGACTAATTGTGGTTTGTTAATTTTTCTGAATGGTTTGTTAAACAACCCAAAGCACAGTGCGTCTAAAATTGTAGATTTACCCGCACCGTTCTCGCCAACGATTAATGTTTTGTTGTGATTGTTGAGATCAATCTCAGTAAAATTATTCCCAGTACTGAGAAAATTTTTCCATTTAATAGTTTTGAATTCAATCATCTGCTTCTTTAGGGGGAATAATAATGTCTTCAGGGGTTACAATACAATACGAGTATCCATTCTCTTCGCAGATATGGATGGCAACTTCATCATCTACTTCAATCACCGTCATCTCTGGGTAGTCATCTGCCAATAATAACTCAGAATGCCTTTCTGCATCATCTTGCTCAAGAAAAAGATACAAAACATTTTGCCTATCAAAACTAGGAGCATACGCCCCCTCTGTTTCTTGTCCTTTTATTGCTAGAATGTACATTATTCTATCTGCAGTGACTCTGAATAGATTGAACCAATGATAGATTTAAGAGTGTCTTTGTCTTCGTAATCAATTTCTTCAACATATTTTTCCAAGAAGGAAAGAGTTCCTTCAATCTCAATGTCACCAGAAGGATTGATTTCTTCACTAGTGTTATCAATGATTTTCAAATCATGAATTCCAGTTTGATAAAGACGTTCAATTAAACTATCATATGCATAATAGTTAGTCCTCTTTTCAACAATCAGTTTTACAAACCTGTTGGCATATTCATTGGTGTCAATTTTATCTGGATCTTCTACGGTATCATTATAATAGATCTTAGAGAACATAGTATGTGGATTCTTAATGAACTGAAGTTTTGTACTTTCAGTATCAAACAGATGGAATCCACGAACATCTCCATAATCATTCCAATACATCTGATAGGGATTGCCCAAGTAATAGATGTTATTGCAATGAGATTTATGGTGGAAGTGACCTGAGAATACTTTCTTAAACTTAGAAAATACATCAGCACTCATTCCATGATCCATGACATATCCAGGATGCGCTTCAAACCCAGACAACTCAAGATGCCCCATGGCAATTTTTGCACTGGTATTTGAAATCTCCTCAAATGTTTCTGTCTCGTTATCAACACAGATCCAAGGAATAAAACAAATATCTAAACCACCAACCCTAATCGTTTCAGGTCTACTGATTTGAAAGATGTTTGGATACTCACTCAGAAGCAGGTTAACTGCATTTAAATCTAGGGTGTTTTTGTAGTAAGAAGTGTGGTTACCAACCACTGTATAAACAGTGCAACCTCGATCAGCAAGTTTGCTGTAGTAGTTTTCCTTTGCCCAATCCAACGACCAAAAATCAATCGACTTACGGTTATCAAAGGTATCTCCTAAATCAAAGACGGTTTTAATATTATGCTTATCTAGGGTAGGAAAGAATACTTCATCATAAAAACGTTTCATATAGTCATGAAAAATTTGACTACCCTTACGCATACCAAAATGTTGGTCTGTGATAATAGCAACTTTCATCAGTACCTCATCTTTTGCTCAAGTGAATTTTTGATTTGTTCATATGAGGACTCGCACCCATACTCGTCACCAGTAAATACTTCACTGTAACCAGATCTCTCAATCATCTTATTTTTAATGTCTACTTGTTTCTTCTCCTTCTGGATTCTACGAAGAAAAGCGTAGTAGATAATTTGAGTGAAATACGCAAACGGATTGCTCGACTTCTCTGGATCAAAGTTATCAATGTAGGTGATGCAGTTTTCAATACCATCACCAATCATATCATCTTTGAACATATAGTTCACAAAATTTGGTTTGTACGAAAGGTGTTGTGCAATCTTAAGGAAGCAACCCCCAATATACTCACCAACAGGTGGTTTGGGGTCGCCGTTTTCTTTTGCCTTCTCTACCTTCTTCTTATAAAGAATGATGGCGTGTAAGAAGTCCTTGTTGTTTACGTAGTGCTCTTTTGATTTTGCCATGTAATAGGTTGGTCTTCTCAGCATATCATAACACAAGATCGAGAGCTTGACAAGACCCTGTGATCTGTGTATAATAACTCGGTCAGAGTTCAGAAAACCTTATAGAGCTTAGATACTTTAAGTACTATGATTCTTTAGGATCATTATCTAAGAGGAAGATTCCCTCCAATAGTTCTCTTGCATCATCAATAGATGATAAGAGACCCATATCTTCATCCAATGGAACTCGCCCTCGTTTTTTCTTTTTAGGTTTAGGACGTTTATTGTCTCCATCGTTCTGTGCCAGTTTAGATAAACTTTCTTTATAAAACTGGACTGGGAATCCTTTGACTTCTTTAATAGTAATTAGTTCTTCACCTGAGAGGTAGAATTCTGTTTGGTGTGATAGTTTCATCCAAGATTTAATCTTTAGTCCATGAAACGCGCCTGGAATTTCTATTTCCTCAACTTCAATTGGATGTGATATTAGAAGATAATCTTCTTCTGAATTCGCCTCTTTTACTATGCAAAGTATTTCCTCACCTGTTTTTAATTTGATGTTTGCGAAAAATGCTTCCATACTTACTTTTTTAATTTTACGTTGATTATCTCATAATCAAAATTCTCTTGATTATAGATTTTCACTCTTTCAAATAAATGCCTTAACGTATAATTTGGATTGCTTGTATCTTTTGATGTGTCATCAGCAATGTCATACAGAACTGCTGTATTTTTGTTTTCTCCTTTCCTTAATACCCTACCAATTGACTGGAGGTTTCTTACCCTGGATTTTGAAGGGGAAGCAAAAATAATGTTGTGTAAGTTCTTAATGTTGATGCCTGTGGAAAAAGTACCGTAACTAGCGATGATGATTGCGTTGGACTCCTGCTCAGTGATTGCTCGGATCTCTTCTCGGTCCTTTACATCAATCCCACCGTGTACGAAAAATACTTTTCTTCCATCGGTTGCACTACTATTTATGAGTTCATAAAGTGGTTCACCATGGCGTTCAACATAGTTGAATAATACTAAAGTGTTTCCTGAAAGATCTAATGTCAAATTTTTGATAAAATTATTCCTTCTAGGATGCGAAACCAGGTAATCAATTTCTTCATGGTAACTGTCAAACTTAACATGATTATGTCTGAGTGAAATAATCTTAATTTTCAATCGAGACAAATGCCCTTGTTTAATTAGGTCATTTGTATTTGTGATCTTTTCGTGAGGACCGAACAAACCCTCTAGGACAAGTTTATTTGTCTTGCTACCGTCTAGGGTTCCAGTAAATCCGATACGATACTTGGCATGATGTAGTTTAGTAAGAATATCTGTCAGGGATTTTGCTTTAAACAAATGTGCCTCGTCACCAATAACAGCACTAAAGCATTCAAAATATTTTCTATGTTGCTTATAAACTGATTGCCATGTCGTAATAGTTACTGGTTTATCAGATACTTTTTCGTGACCAGCATATACTTTATGACAAAATTCTTCAGCACTCCAACTATAAGATTCAAAATCCTTGTACATCTGTTCGACAAGGGAGGTGGTTGGAACCACGATCAAAATTTTCTGACCCGTTTCTTGAAGGAAACGAACGATAGCATAGATCATAAAGGACTTACCTGATCCTGTCGGAGACACAATCAGTTTTCTTTTCTTTCTCAGTGCTTCGTAAATTGCCTTGTATTGATAGTCCCTTGCTTGAATAGGTGAGAATCTTTTGGTGAATGATTTCACGCCATCAAAAGATACCAACTCATCTTCGGCATTTGGCATACCAAAGAATTCATTGTCAGCATAGTCATATGTGTACTGACGTTCCTGACAGAACTGCTCTACATACTCTCTTAGTCCAGCATAGATTTCTCCAGTGCCAGGTGAAAACAATCTAATCTTGCCATCCCAATACTTCTGCCTGTAAGCAGGCATAAACTTTGCACCCTCTACTTCAAATGTGAAGTGGTCAGATAATTCGTATGAAATATGTGGAGGTGTTTTGA